ACATCTATTATTCTACGTAACTTCTCAACACTCATAAACGATATTGTATCGTGGGGTGGCGAAGACGATTATAATCCTAAATTTGGTACAGTCTTTACATCAATAGATTTCGAAGATGATGTTACCACACAAAAACAGACAGACACCAAAGCATCAATAATTGAATTGGTGAATCAACTTGCAGTTGTATCGTTTAATATAGAATTTACTGATCCAGTTGATACATATGTCGAAGCTGATATATTCTATCAGATCAATCCACAATTGACATCATTAACTTCTCAAGCAATATCAGCATTGATCAACACCGAGGTGTCTAATTATTTTGCACTAACATTAGGAAAATTTGGTAAATCATTCCGTAGGTCTAATCTGTTAACTTTAGTTGACGAAGTAAGTCCTGCTGTTCTTTCATCTCGTGCAATTATAAGAATGCAACAAAGGATTACTGCGGTCATAAACGTTAATAATACGTTTACTCTTACATTCCCATCTGACATCGCACAACCTGTTATATCTAACACTCCGACGGCTGAAACTTATGTTGTTAGGTCTGGATTGTTTACGGTAGATGGTGTGACGTGTAGAATTGTTAATGAGACTTACGCAACAAATGGAGTTGGATTTTCAAGCAATAAACTTCAAGTCATCAACGCTGGTAACGGAGTTGTAATTGTGGATAACATAGGTAGTTACGATGCAACTAAACGAACAATAAATATAGTTTCATTTAGACCTTCGGGTCTTCTTGGTGGTGGCGGAGATATCAAAATATCAGTTCTACCAGCCAATCAATCAGCAATATCACCACTAAGAAACGACATATTATATTATGACACAAGTGAATCAGTAACAACTCCTGTATCAGTATCAGCGGATAATTAAAAATGAGTGATCGTACCCTCAAAGATCTAAACAGACGAGAGATAGCTCTGACTGGTAGTATAGTAAAGGATGTTCTTCCTGACTACTACAAGACAGATCATCCTAAACTTATATCATTTCTTGAGACATACTATAATACTCTAGACTCTGATCACAGTTTTTCTACTGCTGGAAAACAAGTTTATTCTCAGAGACAAAAAGAAGCGGATTCTGCTGGAACTGGCCAAGTAACATATGGATGGGATAGTGACAGAAACTTTGGTTATCAATTAGCAAATCTACCCACACTTCGAGATATAACTCAAACAGAAACAGAAAATCTCAGTTTTATTGAAGACGAACTTCTTCTGGGTCAAAGTTATACCGCTGCTGGTGGTGCGATTGATAAACGTGTTGGTTCTGAATTGTCCAATAACTTTTATAGATCAAAAGGTACAAAGTTTGGTATAGAACGTTTCTTTAGATTGTTCTTTGGTGAAACACCAGAGATCATTTATGGTAAAAATTTGGTGATGAAAGTTGGAGATGCAATAGGCCCTCAATCTGGATTGTATATAACAGACGATACAATATATCAGTTTTGGGGAATACTCATAAAACTTGGTATATCATCCGCTGACTGGATGGACATGTATAAACTGTTTGCACATCCAGGCGGAATGTATGTTGGTGCTTCAGTTCTTATTGAAAGTAAAAACGCAGAGATATCATTTAATAATATGCCTCTTTCTATTGAAGGTACTAACTTTGCAGTATTCGAAGGCCGAGGATTTTTGGCACCACACGCAATGTTGTCTGCATCTGGTATTATTGGTACAACATCGAAACCATACGATAGTGAAGGTTCAACACCTGGCGGTAGCTACAGAATTGATCTTGATAAATCAAGGTTCGATTACTTCTCAACAATCGGTGGTACAGACAGTGATACTAATTCTCTCGGTACACTTGGTTACTTGGATCAAACATTCGAGAACTTGGTCAACGTTGTTCGTGTTAACTCACAAACAATGGACATGGATAGTGATGGTAGACTTACAGGCAACCTTGGAAAAGGTGTTCTTAGAATGTCTGATGGTGAAGTTACTATCGACGCAGATGATTTCAAATATTATACAGATTCAGCATAATAACTATTATAAATAGATTTAACTTAGTAAGGTTAGAAAATGGCAAGAGAAGTAATAAATAACGGAACGTTGGCAAACGACAATACTGGCGACACACTTCGTGCCGCTACGACTAAAATCAACAATAATTTCCAAGAAGTTTATAGAATACTAGGCGACAGTAGTTCTCCTACTTCAACTATGACTTTTGGTGCGTCTTCTATTATATCTGAAGGTTCAACTCCAGATGCACATGAAACTACGTTGTTTTTTACAAACACAACTTCTAGTGACAAGACAATCACACTTCCAGATCTAACTGGTACTGTTTCTCTTATCACTGCAACCGAGACACTAACAAATAAAACTCTTACATCACCTGTAATAACTACACCACAAATTAACGACGCGGCCGCAGATCATCAATATGTATTTGTACCGAGTAACTTAGCGGCAGACAGAAATGTAACATTACCATTATTGGCAAGTGCAGACGAGTTTACATTCAATGCACACACTCAGACTTTAACTAATAAGACATTAACAAGTCCCGTTCTTACAACACCAAAAGTAGCACAACTTAATGACACTAGTGGTAACGAAACTATTAAAACACCTGCCACTGGTAGTGCGGTAAACTTTCTTACTGTAACTAACTCTGCCACGGGTGGTGATGTTACAGTCGCTGCTGATGGTAGTGACTCAGATGTCGATCTAGCACTTTCATCTAAAAACTTTGGATCGATTGTCGTGGAAAATACTTTTGCATATAAAAAACAAACTCTTACTGGATCGGGCCCAGCAGACCCTAAATTTCCATTGACAATTACAAGTAACGGTGGTGCATTTGCGGTAAGTTTAGTTGATGGTATAAGAGATGGACAGATACATAAATTTGTTAATATACTTGGTGGTGTTTGTACTATTACACCAGAGACATTCGCAAATGGAACAACAGTAGCACTTGCACAATACGCAGTGGCAGAACTTATATGGACTGGAGCAACTTGGGTGCTTTTAACACAAGCAACCGTAGGTACAGTTCCAGCACTAACCGTAGCATAAACGAGAGAAAAATAACATGTCGGCAATAATTACACAAAACACAAAACACCTCTTCCAGTCTCAGTTTCAAGCAGATGCGGATTCAGCGGCAAATAAATATTATATTGCCCTTGGTAAAAGTGAAGATTGGAATGACTCTGATGCGGCACCTAATCCAGTTATAACTGAGCGAGAAGAAAGAGATTTCAGACTTAGTATGCAAAGTGCCAAACTAGCGGCAAACTATTCTTTTGTTATACCTCGTGTTAACTGGTCATCAGGTACAGTATTTGGTGAATATGACGATACAGATCTGTCTCATCCATCAGTACCCTATTATGCTATGATTGACAACAACCAAGTTTATGTGTGTGTTAGACAATCAAGAGGGGCTAACGGAACTGCTAATCCATCTACAGTTGCACCTTCTGGTACTGGTAACAGACCTTTTGCAACAAGTGATGGTTATGCATGGAAATTCTTATACACAGTTGGTGTTGTTGATAACACTAATTTTACAAGTGCGAACTTCTTACCAGTTAAGAAAGTTCGTCTTCTAGATACAGACGGATCTGGAAATATAACATCTACATCTACAGACGTGCAACAAATAGCAATTCAAGATAGTTCGACAACAAGTCCTATATGTGGTATTGATATAACAGACGGTGGAGCAGGATATTCTTCTGCCCCAACAGTTGCCATTATAGGAAATGGTTACGGTGCAGTTGCATCAGCAACCATAGCTGGTGGAGCAGTCGTAAAAATTGAGATTGATGACGACAGTGCATCTGGTATTCAAGGTATCAAAATGGGTCTAAATTATGACTACGCACACGTTGTAATGTCTGGTGGTGGATCTCCAACAACCGTTGCTAAAGCAAGAACAAGAATAGGGCCTAAAGCAGGATTTGGTGCAGATCCAAGAAAAGACCTACGTGCAAAAGCGTTGATGTTTAACATTCAACCCGCTGGTGATGAAGATGGAGAATTCCATATTGGAACTTCTTTCAGACAGATTGGACTTCTTAAAAATCCATTAGACAGTGCTGGTGCTGCATACACTCAGACGAGTGGTAACGCATTACGCAGACTTAAACTTCACCAGAAAACTGCAAACTTTACAAAAGGTTCGATAATGACTGGTGGTACATCTGGTGCAAAAGCAATTGTAGGTGACACAGACTCAGCTGAGATTTGGTATCACCAAAACGAAACTACTTTATTTTCACCATTCCAAGCAGCGGAAGCAGTAACAGATGCCGCAGGTGGTATCGGTATAACAGACTCCGCATCAGGAGTGGGTGGATTTACTAACAGTGGATCGATAGATCCGTTCAGTGGAGAACTACTATATATTGAGAACAGAGCAAAAGTTGTTCGTTCAGCAGACCAAACGGAAGACATAAAAGTTATCGTAGAAATATAGGGAACTAAAATGACATCACAATTAATTAAAGACACATTTAAGAATACCTATAAGGATGATTACTCTGATAGTGATAACTATTATAAAATCCTATTCAATAATGCTCGGTCTTTGCAACAACGCGAACTCAATCAAATGCAAACTATCCTTACTCAGGATATTCAGTTTGGTAATCAAGGCCTAGGTTATAAAAACGGTATGCCTGCCATAGGTGGTAAGCTAACAGTTAATAACAAAACTAATTTTATTAAACTGATTGCCGCTTCTGGTACGACTATTGATTCTCTTGCAAATCCCACTACAGACTTACTAGGAATAGTATTTACTGAAGCATCGACTGGTGTTAAGGTTAGAGTTGACAAGGTTGACGTTGCAACTGGTACTACTAAAGCAACATTGTATGTTACATATGTAGACACTAATAATGCTAGTGGTCTTGCAGACAATGGTGTTGTAATTACTCCTGGCAACGTTCTTACTGGAACAAATGGTACAACACTTACAAGTT